AATCATGTGGATGTTTCAATTTGTCTTCGACCCAATGGTCGTCATTATTAATTCCTGCTGCTTTGACATAACGTAGTATATGATCATCTATCTGGTCAAATACTGGATGTAGATTCAGATCCATGTTAATATCATGTGCTATCTGTGCTACTTGGTCTTCTGTAAAGCAATGATCGGGATGTAATAGGTCACAGCATGGTATCCTCTTCTCGATCAGTTCGTTTAGATTAATTCTAATCTCGTAGTCTCTGTATACTGGCATTGTATCGCTCTTTATATTTAATTATATCACCAATCATCATCAAATTCAAGTTCTTCTCCATCTCCAAACCATCTGTTGTAATCATCAGCATCCTCATCATCGAAGTGACTATACTGCCAATTCAATGTTTGTCTGCCTGACAGTGATCCAACTGATATGGTAGAGTCTCCATCATTCATACAGAATCCACGTTTCAACCACTCTGTTATCTCATGGTCTGGGTGTGCTTCTATCATAAGAGTTACTAACTCTTCAAATTTATCACGTTTAAGATGTAAGTATTCGTTCCATGGTAAATGATCATACTTTTTCCATACACCCTTACCATCTTCAAGTTCTATCATCTGTCAAACACCTCAATATGTTTTGTGATCCACTGTCCTGCATAGTTTAGCACTGCTTCTTCCATAGTAAACTCTTCCTGTGTATATTCTATCAGATAACCTTTGTTTTGGAAAGTCACCGTTACAGCGTCGTCAGATGATCTGAATATATGTCCCTCTGATATATCTTTACCATTGTATATGCAGTTCTCTGTGGGTATGCAGTATGAGTTGTGATACATTGGTTTGAACAACGTATGCTTGGGGTCTATAACATGTACAAAACGTCGTAAACATGGTATTTCTCTTGCATCAGGGTCGATACCAACACAAAGAGCACTACTATCATCGGTCAATGCTCTAAACCTAGTCAGTCCAGACACACGAAAACTCAGGTTAGCACCTGGTCTGAACCTGAGATATTGTGGATATTTTGCTGTCTCACTCATCCACATGCCTTTAGTAAACACTAGACATCTACTATGTGCATAGAATCTACGTAAATAATCAATGGGAAATGTTGCTACATCAAACACTTCCTTAAGCATATTAATATGTTCTTCTGTAATATAATGCTTATGCTCTTCTGGGTCATCCCCAAAGAACTTGAAACCTTTACTGCATCCTCTATGATATAAAACAGTCAAATGATCTAGTTGATCATTGATTGTGTAGTCACAATTCATCTTTTCACTATTTCAATAAGTCCTTCCTCTATTTGATTCATCCATGATGTAGTAAATGACTCTACATCTGGTTCTCCCTCATAAAATTCTACGATAACTGTAGGTTTCTCAATCGTTATCTGAACTGTGTCTGGTTCTGATATCGGAAATGGGAAATGCTGAACCAGTTTAGTTTGATGATACCAACAGTCATGCATTGGTATTATTATACTGCCTTTACCATGTGGTGTAAAGCTATCGTTTTCTTTTAAGAACACTACTCTTCTACCTGTAGCAACCTTACTGTCATAACCAGAGCATGATATAACACCATCATCCTCTAATGATGTCATCCTAGATATGCCAGGCATACGCATGTGTGTATATGCACCATTATGATACACAAATGACAAGTGTGCAGGTTTTAATGAGTCACTCTTCCATGTGCTGCCGAACGATACTGTCCTATAATGAACACGATTGTATATACCTATCTCTTTGATTATATCTTCCATTGCAGCAATTTTACCATCAGGGTTTGCTGCTATGTGTGCTTTTACTAGATCAGTCTGACTGTCCAACACATACTCTTTAACTGGATCAGGGTCATTACCAAATATTTTCTTACCCTTACGTGCAGAGTTACATGAGTATACCGTCATACCAAACTGAGATATACTCTTACCAAATGAGTATTGTGCTATACGTGCATCTTTTGTAGTAGCAAGTTGCATATCATTCCTCTGCTAGTTCTGCACTAAGTGCTTCAAACTGCTCGTCAAAGTCATCCTCACTGTATATGTTCATTACTTGAGTAGCAGACAATACAGGGTCAACGTGAGTTACACTGTTCTTTGCTTTAGTTTCACGATGTCTCATAAGATCTTCCATAGGAACTGACTGTTCTACACCTAGCATTTGTGATAGTATCAGTTTACTACCTTCCATATCACATTCATTTAATCTCTTTTGCTCTACAAAGTTGTATACTGCTTCTGCTATTTGGAATCTTATTGGTTCCTCATGGTCTGGTTTCATGGAATCTAGATCCATACCAATAGGACCATACCAATCATCGTTCTTAAGTGTGCCATCATTATAGTATACTGAAAACTCACCAGTATCTACGTCATAGTCTTTGATGACATATGTTGGTGCTACATCAGCATCCAATCTAAATTGTGGGTCAATATCGTTGAGTGACATAATCGTTTCTAATTGTTTTTTGCTCCACGGATGTCTCCGTCGTTATTACCTGACTGTAGGTATCTATAAGACCAACCATCAATAGCAGTTCCTGCTCCTGCTCCACTACCACCACCGCCAGGTGCGTTCTGTCCATTTTGTCCAAGGTCACCACCTTTACCACCAGAGTTGGATCCGCAACCATCGTTACCGCCTCCACCTCCACCAGACCAATTCTGTCCGTTGGAACCACCATTAAATCCTTGTCCGCCAGGATATCCTGCTCCTCCACCACCACCGCCACCATAGGCAGGAGATTGGTTTTGGACTAGTTCAGAGCATTGCTGCCCTTTTACACAAGAAAAATAATTTGTGTTTTGATATACACAATTGGAGTTGTTACCTCCTCCACCGCCACCGCCACCGCCAGCTACTACACCACCGTTGTCCATGACGAAAGGAGTCCTTGTATATAATCCACGTTGTCCACCACTACCATTTTGTCCACCTCTTGTGCCACCATTACCACCTCTACCTGTGATTCTACAGTTGGTGTTAATCCTAAGATATACTTTAGAATCAGATGAGAAATTACCTAAGTTTACTCGTTGCTGTAAGTTATTAACTATGAGTGCACCCTTGATCTTACTACCACCATATCCCTGACCAGATATCCACGATGCTAAACTAAATTCATTCTGTGCGTTACCATTTAGTTCTGCTTGAAATAGAAAGTGCTCACCCTCATGAACTAATCTCCATGATCCTGCATGCTTGACCCATACCTCTTTAGTATCTCTCCATGCTCCTGAGTGCTTAACTTGCACATCTTCAACATATTGCCAACTACCACCATGTTTAACACGTAAGTGTCTCTCAAGTGCCTGACGTATACTAGTTCCAGTTTGGGTAGTATTATATGGTATTGCCATAATCTATGATATCTCCTTAATACTTATACCAGATGTCTCCATCGTTTCCACCACTAGGATTGTTAGTGGATACTGTTCTTGTTCCGTATGCGTTTTGACTTGCATTACCAAACCTAGTAGCATCTAAGTTTGAGCAATTGATGTTCAATCCAGTCAATATAGCAGTAGAAGGGTTCCATGTCAAGTGTCCATCATCAGTATCAATATACTGTCTGTTATATCCTGAGTTGTTCTGTGCTGAGAATGTTATCTGATAGACTGCGTTAGCATTAGTTTCATCAATGTTGATGTTATCTGCCTGTGTTGCAGTTCCAGATGTATTCTGGTTACCACCAATGTTAACGCCAGGTAGATCTATGTCTGCTGTTCCATCAAATGATACACCACCAATATTTCTAGCAGTTGCTAGTCTAGTAGCAGTATCAGAGTTACCTGTTAAGTTAGTAGCAGATAATGTTCCATTGATTGTTACGTTTTGGAATGTAGATGTTCCAGATCCTGCAGTTACGTTACCAGATAATCCACCAGAGAATGTAGTTGCATTGACTGTGCCTGAGAAGTAACCATCTTTCCATTTTAATGAACTAGATCCTATATCTCTTGCACCAGTTGATTCTGGATCAAGATCAGTATTGACTCTACAATTCAATGTTAGTAGATCAGATGCTGCATTGTCTCCAAGTTGTGTGGTTCCATTGACTGTAAGTGTTCCAACTATGCCTGTGTTACCTGTAGCGTCATCAACTGTAAATCTGTTGACTCCACCAGATGTTCTAACTGCAAAATCAGCATCAACATTTACTGCACTGTTAAATTCAGATGTGCCTGTGACTGTCAAATTACCACCAAGTGTAGTAGCACCACTGTTAACGTTTAATGTTCCAGTTGATTGTATGTCAAGACCTAGACCGTTCTTGAGTTGTAGATCTCCTGCACCATCATTCCATACAGAACCAGATGCACTACCACCAGTAATTTTTAAGTTACCTGTGTCTGTTAGACCAAACTTTGACCATGCAGCACCTGTCCAGTAGTAACCTAAGTTTTCACCATCGGTGAAGTTACCTAAGAATGTTATGTCACCTGTGTTTGCAGCAGCAGATGTGCTAGGTGTGCCTGTTACGATGTTAAACTTCTTGGTTGCTTCGTTGTTAGATGCCTCACCCTTGATTGTAAGGTCAGCAACTTCAGCAGATTTACTTACAACTAACTCTTCATTGACCTCAATACTACCCTTGAATACACTGGTTAACTGTGTGTTCTCAACTGTAATCTTATCCCTAACGATGATCTCATCAAATACAGGACGTAAGTTTGCAGTCTCACCAACGATTGATAGTGATGGAGTATCAAGTGATGCTTCCTCACCAGTAACAGCAGAAATTCTAGTATTACCAATGAATAAGTCACCATTACTGTTTAGACCAGAGTAGAATGCGATACCACCGTCTTCCTTCTGTGACTGTGCTAGTAGTGTCTCAGCATCAGTAAGAACTCTGTTCTGAACTGAAGGTAGACCAGTTGAATAGTTACCAGGTCCGAAACCAACGTATTCAAATGTATGGTTACCAGATCTTAGGATACTAGGTCGTCTAAGTTCAGTTGCTGTTCCACCTGTGCTGTTGACCTCAACCATACGTAACACCTTGTCAACTTCAGATGCTTCACCATCTCTTGCTTCTAGTGTGATGTAACCATCAACTGCTACGTCAGATGTAGATGCGTTAGTATACTGGTTTCTGTTCTCAGTAATATATCCATCCATTGCTTCCTTAGTGATGGATAGTGATAGATCTTCTTGACCTAATCCGTTCTGTGTCTCAACTAAACCAACAGTGATATTACTTGCAACAGATGTAGCAGCGTCAGGATCTTCAGTTGGGTTGTCCTTATCTAAGGTAGGATATAAGTTGTTAATATTCTGTGCAAATGAGAAGTCATTCAAGTTACCATTTGTAGGTGATATACTACCTTTCAATACTGTCATGTAGAATATACCATCCTGCACTGACTTCTTGAGTTCTTGTTCTACCTGTATGTCATAGATGTAATAAACATCAGCATATGACTGACCAGTAGGAACGTTTCTAGGTTGAATAACATAACCATTAATAGGTTCTCTTGATAGTGCTGTAGAGTTATCTACAACATAACGAACTCTATATGTTCTATCTCTAGATGATCTGTTGTCAGCAATACGTTGTGTGTATGATGATCCTGTAAATAATGAATCAGCATAGAATGATTCGTTACCTAGATGATAGTGTATACCCTCATATCCTGTAGTTCCATTGACATTTTGATCACCAGATGTTGCTGCTGTTACTCTTAGATACCAGTTTTGATGATATGTGTCATACTGTAGTGGATGATTTGTATCGCCAGGTGTGAATCCTTGTGTTGTTATGTCAGTATACTTGCTATCAGCTGGTGATGTTGTACCATCAGGTGTTATCAGTGCTGCAAATGTTGACTGTGTGCTGCCAGAGATTAATGATACGTAAATCTTATCTTGTTTTCTAGCACCAATACTGAAACCTTGTAGTTTATATGGAGGTTTGGTTGCTATAGATGTGTATCCATAGAGATATAGTCTTGTATTGACTGCACCAATATATGCCCATGTAACCTCATTGTCTACGACTGTTCCAGATGTATGAACAGGACCTGCTCCTGCTCCTGCTGTAGATCCTGATCCTGCAACTGCTGTTGCTAGATATGCATTACCACCATTGATTCTAGAATCTCCAACCTGTATACCAGACTGATTGACTGCCCATGATGCATTACCTTGTGATGCGTTGTCTTGTATCTTCTGAACATCAAGTGCAACGTAACCAACAGGTATCTCACTAATAGTTCCTTTGTATGCTGTAAGTCCTGATCCAGATGATGCAGAGTGTAAGTTTCTATAACCTCTGTTAAGTGTTAGTTCTCCTGTGCCACTATTGACTGCAGTAACTAGATATGATTCTATATTATCTGAAGTTGCAAATCTCAAGTAATCACCGACTACAATGCCATGACTGTTGTTAGCAGGACTTGACTGAACTAATTTGTTATTGAATGTAGTAGTAAATGTATATCCACCGACTGCAGCGTATGTTCTTGCTAACTTCTGTGGTGGTATGATATGTGTTATAGTTCCAGCTTTATCCTGTGTAAATGGTGCTGACTTGAATCCTTTTGCTCTTAATGCACATGAACCAAAGTTACTGTTAGAGTTGGTGATAGATTGGTCACCACCACTCTCTGCTACGAAGTGATCGGCAAATCCAACAGCGAACACTGACACTGCCTGAATAACAGAATCGTTAGAACATTTTACGTGGAAGTTTCTATATGCTGCTTTGTATATACT